CCATCAAGAATAAGACCAACATTTGCAGGTATGATAACATCAGCCGTACCTGTAAGATTAATGTTGTTACCTGTGATTGTTAAGTCAGTGCCGTCACCTTCTATCTTCTCTCCGTCATCACCAAAAGTCAAACCTATGTTAGCAGGTATATTGATATCACCACCTGAACCAACAGTAATACTTAGGTCTGTTCCGTCTGATTCTATCTTCTCTGCTGTAGCAAAAGTTATACCAACACCTGATGGTATGTTAACGTCTGCTGTGGCTGTAAGATTAATGTTGTTACCTGTGATGGTTAAATCTGTACCGTCACCCTCAATCTTTTCTCCATCGTCACCAAATGTTAGTCCGACATTTGCAGGTATATTGATATCTGCACCTGCAACAATATTTAGGTCTGTGCCATCACCATGTAGATATTCGCCACCTTCATCATTGAAGTATAATCTTTTTGTACCATCAATTACAATATCATCACTAAACTTGAAGTGGTCTTCATCTTCCATCCATGTTAGAAGACCATCATTAGTTTCACCATCAAATGTTATAGCAATATCTGTACCTGCTGTACCATCTCCTATGGTAATTGCTGTACCTAGCAATTTAGTTATAGGACCACCTTCGGCTGATGTGCCATCGTGTGTATGTCCTGTGCCTGATGCAAAAGCTGCTAATAACTGATTAAACTCGTCATTAGTGTGGGCAGCCGTGATAACATCACCGTCACTGTATGTAGACTGTCTTGTGTATGTTGCTCCCATTTATCTTCTTGCTCCTACTTGATATTCCATTTGAAATCCTCTTAACGCATAAGGTGCTGTTGTTCCATTGTCATCTACTCGCACAGCTACTGTAAATCCTGACCCCTCTACCGACTGTCTAAGTAAAGGCTCTGACTGACCACCATAAGTAGATGTTCCATATACACCAGAACCATAAACAGCCACAATATCACTTGCAGTCAAAGAATAAGCTGCAGGTCTAGGACTATTAGGGTCTTCATAATCATAACGTAAAAACATATCTGCACTTATAGAAGCTTCTGGCTTATAACTTACAAGAACACGATGCATATGCTTTCGCACTCCTGCATCACCAAAACTTAAATCAGGACTTCTGTATTTACCTGCTACTGCTGTTCCATCAAAGTCATTACCTGATTCTTGCCTGTATACATATCCACCTTCTCCACCATGTATAACTATTGTTTCTGTGGCAGTAGATACTGTATCTGTGGATGTAGGTCGTATACCTTTAAGTTGTGCAAACTCAAATGTTTGTCCTCTTAATGATGTTGTTACACCCTCTGTAGCTGACTGTGCTACACCTGACTTTGTAAAGAACACTCTATACTGTGTTTTGTTTGGTATTACGAGTGACCTAAAACCACTAGCATTTGCAATGTTATCATTAAACACAGACTGCACAGGAGTGCTTATAGTACCAAGTTCAACGTCACCAATTCTTGCTGTACCTGCAACGGTTCTTAATCCGTCTGG